CAGAAGATATAAATCCCCCAGATTTAAGTCTCATAGGTTGTTTCATTAAGCTCTCCTGTATACTTTTCTAGCTTTACTAGTTCTTGCAAAAGATCTGTTTATTGACTTTGGCTTTACTGTGAGATTCTTTTTCTTATTATCTCTAGGATTACCATTCTTGTGAGCAACGTCTTTGCCGTCACCCTTCTTAACACGACCAGCAGTTTTCATCTTAGATCTAGCAGTGTTTCTACTAGCTCTACGTTTCTTCTGATCTGTTTGTTTGTGATAATTGTCATACTCACCACGATAATTACGTTTTGGCATCTTCCTGTACCCACTCGTATCCGTATTTACTTTGCCACTCAACATCAGTTGATATCAAAGCGTTACATGTAATACACTGTACTTGCTTATCTTTTGTGTCCTTTAATGCTGTTTTACATATAGGACAAACTTCTTGCTTAATCATACTGCTCTTGTTTTACCTTTTCTAGCAATGCCGTCTATTGGTCTGGTTCTTTTTATCATGCCACCTTCCATCATTCTTGGCATCTCTGTCATCCTATTAGAGCCTTTCATTTCCATTTCTCTTTTCTTTCGTTTTGCTCTTTGTCTTTGAGCGAAAGGTATGGTTAAGGCGCCCCCTAAACCACCTGCTATTAAGTCACTGACTGGTCCTTTGCCCTTCATTATACTATATGCGGGAGAAAATGTTTCTAACATTTTACCTATATTCTTTTTTACTACAGGTTTCTTTTTTATGTTTTTCATACCTAATAGTTTTTGACCTGTTTTAGATATTGATTTTTTTGTGGATATTTTGCCTCCACCTTTTGTTTTGTAATCTGGCATTCTGCTACCTTTCATTTGTTGTCTCATGGAAGCTCGACTTATCAACACTTCCACCTTCTTCTAGCTTGTCTTAAACGACTGTTAGGATTTTTAGCTGCTTTAGGAAACTTCTTCATTTGACCTGCAGATCTGGCACAAAAAGACTTACGCCTCTTTGCAGCTTTGCTGCCGGGCTTTACTTTTCCTGTTACTGCTGTTTTGAGTTTAGATCCGGGATTATCTCTTCGGTATTTTGCAACACCTTTTGCAGTCATGCCTGCACCAGCTTTGGTGGGCCGCTTATGCCCACCGCTGATAGTGTGACCTTTCATAGTCCCTTTTTTAGCAGCCATTACGCAAAGAACACTGTCATAAATGCAAAGGTTGCTGACGTATAAGATATAAAAGATCCATCTCTGCAAACTATACCCTGCTCTGGTATCGTTATATCTCGTGAAGTTTCGTTATCTGCAATAGTTCTTAACTGCATTACAGTTGTACCTGTTGTAGATCCCTCCACAAAATCAATTGTACCAGCCGTAGCTGAGTTTACAATCATAACACCTTTTATTCTAGCGCTTCCGCCAAATATCGCTGCCTTTACTGTTGTTGCTAAATGTCCTAACTTAATATTAGCTGCTGGTTGCGCTGACACTGACACTGCTGTAACCGTTTTAAAAAACTTTGTTCCGTCATGTGTGGTAGCGGATCCTGTTAAGGTTATTGTTTCTGTCTGTGTGTCGCCCAAAACATCAGTCCCAGTAATGGTAACTGTTTTACCATTGTCTCCAGTACCAGCTGTTGTTACAGTTAATAATTGACCACCAGTAAATGTAGCAACGCCACCACTAGCATCAGCCCCATTTATTGTTGCATCTGTATTAGGTCTTTGATTTGCAAAAACAGAATCATCATCGGCAGCATTTGCATCGGCTGTAATTAAGATAGATTTAACATCTGATCTTGATGCCATGTTTGCCTCCCTTTAAAATACAGAATATTCTAATTCTACTGTGAATCTACCTGCTGTAGCGTCTGCGTTTAATGTAGTTGTAGCCGCAGCATACAAAACATTACTAGCAATTGGAGCTGTCACATTAGGCTCAAACACGTGAAAATTACCAGCTGTGTTGTTAAAGTTAATGTCAATCTCAGTTATAGATAAAGCAGCAGATAAAGTTGGTGAAAAAGCCGCAACACCTGCGCCAACAATCTCTGTTCCTGAAGAAACAGCTGCGTTAGTTGCTGTGCCGCTAGTAGCGCTTAACTGTAAACTTCCAGCCAAAGTTTGACCACATGCTGTTGTGATGCCCACCACAGCTTTATGAATAAAAAACTTTGTTGCAGTTACTAGTTCATCTGGATGATCTGAATTTAAAGTTCCTAATTCTACAAGCACATCACCGTCAGCGTAAGCTGAGGCTGTGTCTGTTGCAGCCAAAGAACCCACAAAGGTTTGAATTTTTCTTGTACCTAAAGATATTAGCTGACCAGTAGAATTTACTGAAAAGCCAGTTTGGGTAATAGCACCTGTAGTGCTATTTTCATTTATTACATTGAATCCACCCTTAGATCTGACTGGACCCGAAAAAGTTGTATTAGCCATGTATAATCTCCTTGTCGTGGCAAATGTCTGCTAATGCAGTCAAGGGTTAAAATAAGGGAGCCGGAAAGGAACAGCTCCCTTTAGGGGTTTAGGCTCCCGGTGAACCAAACATTCCGAGAGGATCTGATACACCAAATGAGTATCTCTCACGGGCTTTGTATCTTACATTACCTGTGTTGAAATCCCCATCCATTGATGTAGACATAGGTGTTCTCACGAACATCTTCATTCCGTTAGGAACATCAGTTGTCAAGAAAAACGCATCTGTATCTGTTAAATAGTGATTAACAGCAAAACCCTCTGGAATAGATCCGTTGGTTCTGATTGCGTTTAAGTCGTTATCTGCTGTTCCAACTCTTAGCTCTGATTGTAACACTCTAGTTGCAACAAACATTAGTGCTGGTGGAACGATAAGTTTTCTAGGTCTTGCTGCAATTAACAAGCCTCTTTCGTCTACGAAAGCTGCAATGTCAATAACTGCTTGCTCTAAAGATGTCTCGTTCAAGTCAGCGTTTGTTGTCAATCTATTTTTATTGTTACCACCAGCCACTGTTGGGTGAGCTGTGTTAAACAATGTTACACCATCGCCACTTTGGAATGTATCAAAGCCTGTGTTAAGCAATGAAGCAGCTTTAGTCTGCTTTGTGTAAGCCATCGCTCTTGCTAGTGCTTTTGTATAACGAGCAGACAATGAATCATAAAGATTATCTTCCATTGCTTCCTCTGTTATTGAAAAGCCCATAGCCACAGTTTCGTGGTTATACCTTGAAGTAAATGACTCTTGTGCAGAATCATAAGAAATAGCAGAGCCTTCTGGCTTTACTGGGGCTGCCCCAAAACCAGATAACTTTACTTCTTCTTCAAAGCTACGCTCTGAGTTTTCTACTTCATAAATTTCAGTATGTTCATCTTCATACTTCTCATACTCTAATCCAAACAATGCGTTTAGACCCGGTAATAGCTCCTTGAGGAGTTGCGCTCTTGAAATAGCCATATTACAACCTCCTTAAGCTGCGCCACTAGTTGATGTAAGCTGATGATAATTGAATTTACAAACCAAGATTGGAAAGTTACTTCCTTTTTCATCACCTAAGTCACCGCCTAGATAGTCTATTATTTTAATACCATCACCTGCATTTGTAGATATTTCAGAAGCATCTAATGCCACACGAGAAATACCTAATGTTGTATTAGCGCTATTTTGCACTACAGGTGCGTTTTTACCGTATATGTCTCTTTCGTTTGAGAAAGATCCATCAGCTTGTATAGTAAATAATACATTAGGATCATCTACGACATAAGCCATTATATCATCCGCTGCTGTACTTGCAGGGAAATGCTGACTAAAAGTCAACTGATTAGTATTTGGATCTGTAAATCGGCAACCCATGAAAATACCACATAAGTCAGTTGCTGAACCATCCATAGTGCCTGTCATTTTTGCAATAGTAGTTGCATTACTGGCATTCACTAGCTGAACGATATCGCCCTTAACTATAGCTGTACTTTCACCAGATTTAATAGGGTATTGTCTAAATACCTCTAATGAACCTGTGTCGAATCTACCGATAGGGTTTAATCCAAATGGTGCTGCTGTGCTGCTCATTTTTATACCTCTTCGGTTAATTTGTTAATATTTATTACGAAGTGCGTGTGCTTTTCTCTGGTCTGAGTACTGGCATACGGGGGTCGGATTCCTTCATGTAACTATTGTCAACAGCCTGCATCTGTGAAGACGCTTGGTTTTGTTGATAGTCCCTTCTGGCATCCATGTTTTCTGTTGAGTTCTTGCAAAGTAACAATCCTCCAACCTCTACATTACCTTTGAATTTGGAATCAACGTCAGACATGATCTTCAACTCTGGATGATCTTCTAACTTTACAGGCTCCCAGCCTTCACGAAATTTTGACGACACATTTGTCATATCAGACTGTCCAAGGGCAGATGTGCGAATCCATCGGAACTCTACACCTTCTTGGGGCGTTGGATCAGGTAAAGCTGATGGTCTTTGCCATGTTGCCTTACGTTCTGATTTTTCTCTTGTATCTTCTGTGCGTGAATCTCTATTAGCCATTTAATGACTCCTTCAATAATTGTTGCGCATATTGTTCAGGGGTAAGCCCAAGTCGCTTTGCGAGACCGATTTGGGTAGAGGTTAATTGCACCTTGCGTGGCTTTTTTGCACTTCGATTAACCGGGGCAACCACGTTACCAGCAGGGCGCTGAGGTGCTTCTACCTCTTCTGTCTCAACAACCTGCTTGTCTTCATTATCTTCTGTTTTAAAGTGTTCAGGAAATGCTTTACGCATTGATGTGTCCACTCTTCGATAATACTCATCTGGCTCTAACAAAGGATTTACACCAGCTTTTACCAGCTTTGCATGAAGGCCATGAGCGAATCCTGTCATCTCTTCATATCCGTCTTTGTTAAACCAATCGTTATTTTTGTCAAGCCACTCTTTGTCTTTCCCAGTTGGCTCTTTCACATTAGTTTGAGCAGTGGCCTGTGGAGGAACAGGCTCTTCTGCTCTTACTTGGGGTTTATAGTTGTTAACTCTAAATTTTTCATTCTGTGCTTGACTAAGTTTTTCTTGAGCTTCTACTAACTTGTCTGGATCACCAGCTTCATATGCATCTTTATATTCTTGCTTTGCTTTTGCAAGCTCTGCCTCAACTCTACCTTTTGCCTGCTCAACAAGAACAGTCTCGCCATCATCAAGCGTTTTTCTTAATTTTTTGTTTTCTTCTACAAGTCTTTGTGCATGAGCTATAGCTTCATCACTTGTTCTTTTGGCTTCTTCTTTTTGCCTTCTTTCTTCGTGATACTCATATTTTAACTGTTTAATTCTTTTCTGCACATCACCTTTATAGCTGTTGATTTCATCATCATCAGGTATATTTGGCTCAGTATTTTCAGCTCTTTTCGGCCTGTTTCTGTCTTGTTCAGGTGTATCGTCTACAACCTCAATTTCAACAGGGTCATTATTTAAAGATATAGGCTGTTCTTTTGTTTGCTCTATATTTTCGTCTACCTGAACTTCTTGCTCTAATTTTTCTGCTGTATTTTCCATTATGCCCTCGTATATTCTCTAGGATCATCAACGACAGCCTCAACTGTGTCATCGTTAATTAGTCTAAATTCTTCGCCTCTAAGTTTAAATCTTGTGCCAGAATAAGATCTGAATATTACAAAATCACCTTCTTTGCAGTATGGTCCGTCAGGAAACTTCTCTGCGTCTTTGTATGCAGCATCTCCTAATGCTATAACCAAACCTACTATAGATGCAGTTTGCTCAAGTCCTTTTAACTTATCTGGAATAATAACACCACCTTGTGTTTTTTCTTCTAACTTAGGTATTGCTATTAATAATTTATAACCTTTTGGCTCGGGTAATTTACGAGTGGTTTCTTCGTCTAGTTCTATCTTTTCTGCAGAGTACATCTCTGATCCTTTTGCAGTGATTTAGGTTCACCGTCACCTTGCAGGCTTCAACGCCTGAATATCGTTATTTTAAATATACACAACTATTGACTAGTTGGGAACCCCTAATCGTCAATAAATCTTTTTTCAGTCTCTTGCAGCAGTTCTCTAGCAATGGACAATCCTTCGATTTTTCCGACAAGTCTTTGATATTCTTCGAAATTACTAGGTCTGCCGGATGATAAATGGTCAGTGACAGCATCCATCTCCTCCTGTATTTTTTTTATTACTGGGGTATATATAGTTTCGTTTCTACTCATTTTGTAGCTGCTTCGCTGCTTCCATTACAATTTTTGCTTCTTCTTGTTGCTCCTTAGAGGCGTCTGTTGCAAGCTTGGCAGCTATCCTCACGCCTTCCCTTTTGTCTTCTGACTCGAGCCTATCTTTTTGATTCTCATCATTCATCATAGCTTTTTGCGCTTCTAGCTCTAATTTAGCAATGTCCATTTGTTTTTTATGCATAAGCTCTTGCTCTTTTATTGCAAGCTCTCTTTGCTGTATTTGTGTCAATGGATCTTGTTGTTGCCTCATAGCTTCTTGCTGCTGCATCTCTGCTGTATTTTGTTGTAATAGCTTTTCTGCTGCCTCTGCTGTTATTCTTGAAAGCTCCTCTTCCGTATCTTCTGGCAGTGGCTTCTCTTCATTAGGCATCGCAACACCCAGATTCTTTTCTATTTCTTTTCTATACTGAAATGCCACATGCTCTGTAATATGCGCAGACAACGCTGCCTGTATAGCCCCTGCAAAAGGAGACTGTCCAACAATCTCTTTTAACTTGGGGTCATTTGCTGCAGCTAGATGAACCTGAATGTGGGCCTCATGATCTTGATATTTAAATGCTTTAACTGGCTCTTGCTTTAATATCGCCATGTTTTCTGTGACAGGGTCGGCTGGTTTTATATCATCCGGTAATTTAATTATGTCTTTAGCGTCTTGTATTCCAAGAACTTCAAGCATTTGTCTATGTAATTTACCCATATCGTATAATTGTGGAGCTTGTTGGGCTAACTGTAATGCCGCTTGATATTGCATAACTCTTTGTGACATGGTGGCTGCGTTTGGATCTGATACAGGAATAACGTCAACCCTATCATCAAAGTCTTTTGTTCTATCGAAATCACCTTCCATTTCATATGCATATTCGCCATCCATATAATCACGAATAACATTTGATAATAATCTTAACTCATTCTTTAACGCTGCATGCAATCTAGCTTGTACACCAGACATAACTTTCATTGATCGCTCCATAAGAGCAAGAGTTGTCCCTACTGGTGCTTGGGCGTTGATGTCTCCAACTTGTATATCCGCAACGGAGCCAATCCTTCTCCCCTCATCAACGATATTTCCGAGCAACTGGTATAAGACCGAGCTTGGTTCTTTGTAAGGAATAAAAGTAATAGCGTCACGTATTGCACCACCCGGGACATCAACGTCACGGAACTCACCCGGCATGAGAGGCGAATCATCACCTTTGATACGAAGACCCCTAGCCTTAAGACCGGCTGGTAAGTTCGAGAGCGTTCCTGCATCGATAAGTTGTCTGAGGATTGATGTTGCACTTTTTGCGAGTCCTCCGATGAGGTGTATAAGTCCTGTACCGTAAAAGCCCAACCCGGGGAGATACCTATAGTGGACAAAGTATTGTCGCTTTCTTTTCTTTTTATCGTCTTCATAATAATTTCTCCTGATAGATAGTATAGTTCTTGAGGATTTATCTATCGTGATAACATATGGCCTAGCTATACCATCTTCTTCATTAAATGGTTCTGGCATTTCCATCTCTACATGCATTTCTAGTAGAGTGTGTCTATCGTCATCTTCTATTGTTGCTGACTCACCATCAAGCTCATCATACTTTTCTTGTATGTCTGACATGTCTGGCTCAGGCTCAGGTAACTCTATATCTCTGTAAAATCCATTATCTTGCAGTTTTGCTATGTCGTTTGCCGATTTTTTCATAACATGAGTATATCTCTCACATGTCATAAGATCAGACGCACCATAAGAAACAACGAAGTCCTCTGCTGGTACAAACATAGCACATGGTCTTTCCATGATTGGATCATAGTAAACTTTTTTAAATGCAGATCCTGCAAGTGGTAACTTGAAAAGCATCTGTTCTGTTTCGTCACGATACTCTGTCATCTGCTCTGTAAGTAAATAATTCATTTCATTTTCTACACGAGCAGCCTGTTCTGTTTTTTCAACAGACATCTTTCCAACTATCTTTGTTCTTACTGGCCCAGATGCAGGAAATATCTCACCCATTGCTTGTGCTTGGAATCTAACTATTGATTCTGTAAGTATGGGATGAAACACACCAGATGATCCTGCCCAAGGCTGTTGTCTTTCTTCTATCTTCATACCAAGAAGGTCTAATCCTTTAACATAACTTTTTGCCCATTCACTTCTAGATTGTCTGTCAGAATTAAAACTAGATATTAACTCACTAGCCATAGACTGAAGATCAGCTTCTTCTATTTCTTCTGCAAGATTTGCATCAAATCCACCAGACATAATTTCATCAACTTGCTCTCCTGTAAAATCTATTATCATTCCACCATCTTCAGTTTCAACTGAAACAGCTTCTGGATTTAAAACTTCAACAGTTACCTCTTCTTCTGTGGTCTCTGCTTTGGCTAAGTCCCTTGGTGTCATAATTTTTTCTACAGCCATTGGATTCTCCTATTTCATTCTTTCTAAGATTCTGTCTATTTTTTCTTCTAGTCTATTTATCGCAACAGTAACATCATCACGCTTTGCGTAATCTTCTCTAGTTTTATTTAGTAAAATATCTATTCTTTTAACTTCTCTTGATTGTGTTCCCAAGAACCATCCTCCACCTAAAACAATAATACCCATCAAGCCATCAATTATATGCACCATATCCATTAATAATACTCCACGGGTCGCCTGTATTTGGGTTCGTCATCCCAATCATCCATAGTGGTTCTTATCCAACCACCTTGTCTAAATCTTAACAGTGCCTGTGTAGTCGAGTCAACCAAGTCATCATGATCTCCTGATGGAAATGCCGCACATTCTTCTATAACTTCATCAGACCATCTTGCAGGTGGACACCAAATTACACCACTAGCAAATAAATCTGTTACACTGTTAACTCTTGCTATCTTATCCTGTCCACGGCTCGGTGTAAACTCTGTAACTGGTATTCCCATAGCTCTAAGTTCAAAAATAAGTGGTGAACCTGCCGCTTTAGCCTCCACAATCATTTGATCTGGCTCAAATTCCCAGTATTTATCATATGCGGCTCTTTTTAATTCAGGAAACTCTAATTTTTCTTTGAATGCATCGATTAATATTAAGTTTGGTCTCTCATTACCCTCATCATCTGGGTGGTAGAATATCCCCCACGTAGTACAAGCGCTATAATCTGCTCTTTGCGTTTTTAAGAAGGCTGTATCCCATGATTGAATTATTGCATCACAAGGTGGTAAGTCTGATTTCTCCCACTCACGCCACCATTCACGCTTGATTAACGCCCCTTCTTCTGATGTAGGGTCCTGTTGGTACTGTGCGTTCCATTTTGACACTGGCAGTTCGGCTTTTAGCGCATCTAATTCCGCCTGTCCCCAAAATTCAGGCCATAATGGCTTGCCTGAAGGCATAATTGCAGGTAATTCTATGACTTCCCAGTCATTTGACCCCTCTCTTTCGATAGATTTGTTAATAATTTGCCCTGTTAGGTCTCTTTTTGACCATCTTGTCATCACAATTATGATTGCGCCACCCGGCTGGAGTCTCTGACGAGGCCCAGATGTATACCAATCGTAAACTTTGTTGTAAACTTCGGGATTATACTCTCCCATAGTGGCATCTTGCTCGGAGTGGGGGTCATCAATTATCAAAATATCAGCACCCTTACCCGTCACGGCACCGCCAACACCTATGGCGAAGTAGTCACCACGCTTATTTGTGTTCCATCTTCCTGCTGCCTTAGAGTCTGTAGATAGTTCTATGCCGGGAAATATGTTTTGGAAGTCTTCGTTCTGTATTAAGTTACGAACCTTACGACCAAAGCCAACAGATAGCTCTGCAGTGTGTGCAGTTTGTATAACTTTTTTATCAGGATACATTCCAAGGAACCATGCAGGAAATAAATAGCTTGCAAATTCTGACTTGGTATGACGGGGTGGCATATTGATAATCAATCTTTTTAATTCGCCCCGGGCCACTCTCTCAAAAGCATCAGCCATAGTTTCATGATGCCTCCCATGTATAAAAGATGGCCACATAGCACGAACAAAAGGAAGAAACTCTTTTCTAGCTTTTTCTTTATCTCTGGTCTCAGAGATCCTTTCCACTAGATCAAGTATTTCTTTTTGCTTATCCAAAGGAAAGCTGTCTAAGTTTTGATAGGCATCACCTAATAATTTTGCTAGATCACTCATTTTCATTCAATGTTGTTGCAGGTCGACTATCAACTATCTTTTGTGCCAAGTCAATCATCCACAAACATTCATCGGTATCTACTTCAGAAACAATATGCAAAGACTTGTTGCCGTCTTCATCATCAACCCAACCAATTTTAATCTCATTATACAACTCTGGCATTTCATAATCAGAGAGATAATCTGGTTGTTTAAGTTTTCTGTGTTTATCTAGTTCTATTACGTTTTTTGACAATCCGTTTTCCCTACTAGTTATAACAATACTAGTTATAACTAGTTATTTATACTAGTATAACTAAATATATATACTAGTTATAACTAGTAGACAAGCCCCTTTTTATTTTTTTTTGAAAAAAATATGAAATTATATGAGTAAAATAACTGTAGTACGTATGGACAGGGCTACGCTATACACGGGTGGGTAGGACTGGGTGGGGTAACAAGACTAACGAAAATAGCGAAACTAGGCTAATTGTTGTTTAATAACTTTTGTAACTTATCTTTTAACTGATCCTCTAATTCATCAGCAGTCATATTTATATTTTCTGATTTTATTTCTAACTTATCTGCAAATAATCCTACCATATGAGTTTTACCCATCAGCTCTAAAGCTCTAATTCTTGAAGCTGAATTATTATCCATGTCAGTTGCTTCTTTTTCCAGTTGTTTCATTATGAACTCAGCTTGTTTGATCCCCAACATGCGTTGATCTTCTGCTTTTTGGTGCTGAATAGCTTTTATTCTTGATAAGACCTTGGTATTAGCAAAAGTTTTAGATGCCATCTCATGAACTGATTTATCTTTAGTGTCTGGAGATACATCATATGCTTTTCTAAATGCGTCAGCTTTTGTAAATCCATCAGCAATAAGTTGAGCAAATTCAAGTTGTTTAGCAGTCAAAGGCTGATCTTTAGCTTTTGGTATTTTTGTAATTTTAACTTTATCTGAAACTAATTTTAAATCTGGTTTTTTATTCTTATCTTTTTTGCTCATGATTTATCTTCTAACTTTCCATAAATTAACCCTTAACAATTAATATCACACTAAAACCCTTACTGTAAACATGAGAACAAAACATGAAATAGTCTTTAATCGCCCATAGAAGCTCATAGAAGCTCATTAATGCTTTTGGGGTATCATTAGACCTTTTTTATTGTTTCAGAGTTTTTGGCTTCAGCTCTACATCACAGACAATAAACCCTCTAAAAGTTAACCTTAATTATTTTTTTAATTATTTTTGAATAATTCTAGTTTCTCAATCGTCTAGTAAATATAGGGTTTAAATTTTTTTTATTTTTTTCCAAGAAAAGTTTATTCTCAATCGTATTAGTAATAAGAACATAGTTTATTATTATTTATTATTATTTATCATTATGCGTTTGACATGGTTTTATTATTAGTGTAAGAAAGAGTTTCATATTTTTGTTTTTTTTAAGAGGAGCTAGAAGCTAGAAAGACAAAGGGTTAGCAACCCACGACACGAACTGGAACAGCATGATCTCCAAGTAATGCAAGGAAGTAATTAGCTCGATACCAGATAAGCGAATAGAGAGTGTCAATCAGAGGTAAAATGGTAACGTTTTATTAAGCTGACCAAAGTTAAAGATAGAGATAGGCAATTATTAAAATCTTTAATGTGATCCAAAATAATTTTAAAGAGGACAGTTTTTATTGTCCTCTTACTGTTTAGGAATGTGCATTCCTACTGATGATCTCAAAAGAGTGAAACAGTTAATTAACTTATGGAGCTATCATGAAAAACATTAAAAACATTTTAGATATTTTTGAAATTAAACAAAGTTTCAATTCTGCCAGAGATTATACTGGTTACATAAACTACCCAGAAAGAAGCATAGATAGTCCTCTAAAAATATTACATCACGAATTACAAAAAGGTAACGTTGATAAGGAGCTTATAACAGTTCAAGTGATATTCTTAGATAGGGCATTAACTACAGATTATTTCTGGTGGAGATTTAATCCATTATGCGAAGAGCTAAACAAACTATTTAATCTTGGTTTAACACTAAGATCTAGACCACAAATATAAACAATAGGAGCTAACATGAATTACCATAAAATATTAAAAGAATTAGATAGAAAATTAGACATTGTGCAATATGAAATAGACAATATGTGTGATGTACATAACTTTCCACTAACTCCAGAAAAAAGAAAAATATTGAGTGATGCTTATGCTCGTAGAGATAAGTTAGATAATTTACATGATCTGATTTATGACAAAATTGGTGGTGGATCTGGTTATGATTATCACGAATGCGAAGACCCTCACATTCCAAGTATACACGAAGATCAATGGAGCTAAATTTATCGAGGGCAGATTTTTTCTGCCCTCTACTGTAACCAAGTGTGTGCTTGGTCTGACGATTGCAAAAGCATGAAACAGTTAACCCTTAACTTTTGGAGATATCATGAACTATAAAAACATTCAAAATCATTTAGTTGTAATGAGTAATAGAATACATCATGAGTTATGCCAAGCTGATGAATATAGAGATAATTGGTCTACTCAAGAAGCACTTTACTTATTAAAGCAAGAGAGAAGAGAAGAGAGAATTAACAATCTAATCAATAAAATAATAGAAAAAAAGGGGATAAGCTATGACGATTAAAGCTA